ACATCAGAGGCCAATAAACCTTTGGATGTCGCAGCCTGTTGTTGTGCAGCCGCAATTGTGGCTGCTGAAGCTGTTGTGTCTTTTGCTGTACGGGATGCAAGTTCTGCATCGGCAGCAGCTTTGGCAATCAATTCCGCTTGAGTCTTTGGCAGTGCAGCAGTGTATTGAGTGGCCACATCAGTAGCGCTGACGCCAGTTGCACGCGCCACATCAGCTGGACTGACACCAAGTCGGTCCATTTCAATGCGCAATTCTGCTGGCGATTTTGTTTGTAGATTTTGCGCAACATAATCAAAAATTCGTTGATCAAATTGCGCTTGGGTCATGCCATTGTTTAGCGCCCAATCAAGTGCTGCTGATGCCATTGTCTTTCTCCTAAAGTTCCTTTGCCAGTACAGACCATTGGGGACTGTAACCTTCGTCTTTCAAAAATGACTTTTGCCAGCCTCTTCGGCCTGCCAAAGTCACCCTGGTGCAGCCAATAGACTTGCCCCAGGATTCGATTAGTGGTCTCATCCTTGAGAGTTCATCTAGGTCGCCACCAGCCAGAAAATAATGCAAATTCTTGAGCCTGGGATAGACAATGATCTCTGTCAATACCACCGAGTCTTTGGCTGGCCACAGTTGCAATTGCTGTTTCTCGACCATCTCGGCAATATCGTCAAAATTGTGTGTGCCTCCAGAGTATTCTAATGCCGCCTCCACATGGTGGCGTAGTCTCTCCAAATGTTCCTGGTCGCTCATCTCTTTCCTGATGGTTTAGCATCAAGTCGCATCACGCCAACACGCCAGTCAGCCAATGTATTGCCTGTCACTTTGATATTGACCTGGCGAGCCGTAAAACGCACATCAGTTGGGTTTGCTGCCGTATATGGGCCGTAAGTGGATTGCGTGCCTGTCGGATAGTTTCTGGCCTTAAATGACACCACCACCTCGCCTAATGTTTGCTCATCTGGAACAACTTCAGTCACTGACATCACATTGTCGCCATTGCCTAACTGGATTGGTCCAGACTCAGCATAGACGCTGGCAGAGCCGTAGTCAAAGCCCACCTCATGCTCGTAAATGTAGCCAGTGCTTGACACCATCAAAGGATAAGTAAACACGCCAGCATCAACACCAGCCAAACGGGCCATCGTGCCAATATTCCAGTGACTTTCACGATAGTTGAAAGTCACATAAGAGTCGTTCTCATTGCTTCCACTGCTTGGATAGAACCACCAGATTTCGCCAAACTTACTGACATGGACCGCATAAATCTTGGATGCCTGGGCATAGTTGATGTTGTCAAATATGTAATCTGACACATCACTTGGCAGTGGCTTGACATAGCCGTCATAAATCCAAAAGCCTGCGCGTGACATCCAAATGGCTGCCGTATCAATGGCCGCTACAGCCTGGGCTGAAATGAGACCGCATCCAGAGCCAGCCTTCTCAAAGCCATACACAAATGGAGCGCCAACATACTGGGCCGTGTGGACATCCACATCGGTAAACAATAGATTCACACCCTTGACGCGCTTGCCAGCAATCAGTGAGCCTGGTGTGGCCAGGTCATAGTCGCCTGCCAGGTTGTCGCCTGCTGGTGTCCATTGGGTGTTGTTCTCCTGGTCGCACCACTGCACTTTGCGTGGGTTGCCACCAGCGCCAAGGGCAAAAATGATTCGCTCTTGAGTGACCAAAACTGCCTTGTTGCCAGTTGGTGCATTGGTAATTGGTGCGGCCAGTGTGGGTGATGAAAAGCCCAATTGCCACTCATAGAGCTTGCCATCAGTGCTTGAGCATGCGACCAAATATTCGCCCCATGTATCGAGTGACCAGGTGGTGGCTGCAATAGGTGTTCCGGTGTCTGGCCTGGCCACGCCATAGGCATAAGTGCCATAGGTGCTGTAACCATAGCCAGTCAATACTGTGGAGCTTGCATAACCACTGGTGAAGCCTGATGGTGTGATGTCTTTGAGTGTTCCAGCCTCATTCATCACATAAAGTTTGGAATGTGTACCAGCGGCAATCCATCGGTTGGCACTGTTATCGCGCCAGGTGATGATGCCACGGCATGAGCCAGTCATCTGTGAGCTTGACCTAGTACGCCATCCATTGATGGGTCTCAGCGTCCCCTCATACCAGCGCACTAGGTTTGCGTCATACCAGCGGCCTGCTGCCTGGTATTCAGTACCATTTCGGAAAACGCCTGGAGGTAATTTGAGTGGTATGTACATGGTGACAATTATGTAATGTTTGACACAAAGCTCATTGTCGCAATTAGCGAGGCCGTTGAGGGGTAATTACCAGATGCTGGATAAGCCTGAATGCTGATTGCAGTGTTGTCAGTCTCCCACCAAAGCTCCACATAATCAGTTGCGTTTAAGCTCACAAAATAATTCCAGCCAACCAATGCATGGCCATTGATGCCGCCATGGCTGTTTGGCACTGAAATAAATCCAGTCGATCCAGTCACCACAGTGCCATTGATCTTGAGCCAGACCCTCACATCATGCAATTGGTTGTCAGTATTTTGAAACTGGCCAGACCATTGCAGATTCCAAATGCCAGCGTCAGCCACTGTAATTCTTGAATTGCTGGCCACACTTACGCCATTGGCGTAGTCGGTCGTATTCAGTGTCATGGCATAAGCCGTGTTGGCCGCTGCTGCTGTCTGGTCCACAGTGCTTTGGAAAGCACCATAAGGGGCATTCATAAACCTCCCACCCCGTGGACCAATCAAAGACCCCAGGACACTTGAAATCTTTCTAAAGTATGTATTTAAAGCGCCATTGTTTTCATTGAAATGCCTGCGCTCATACACCTCGGTAGGATAACCAAGGGATGGAATCGATGGATTTTCAAGCTGTTGTGTTTGGCTGGCCATGGGGTAATTATGTCAGGACAGACAGCGCATGGTTGATGTGTTTGATCCGATCCTCCAGGCCAATAAACCCACCATTGATCTTTTTAGTCATGGTTTTGTAGTCCTGGCTGTCTGCATATTGGTTTAGTTTGTGCGTATCCCAGAACCATCCGGCAGTCAAAGCAGCGTATTGTGGCGTGGCCACCAGCTCTGGCTGCATAATCAGGTCCACGCCCAGCGCCTGGCCAGCGTGGTGGTAGTTCGCAGACCCTGTGAGCTGAATGCAGCCACGGCCTCTGAATCGGTATCCATCGCCACTGGCCTCATCCCTGTTGCCCATTCTGTTGCTGTAAACAGTGTTGGCGATGAGCTTAGGATTCCTGGCACACGCCTGGGCCTTGGCAGCATCAAAGCGCTTTGGCCAGAGCTTTTGCAGTGCTTCAGCCCGGTAATTTAGATTCTCCTCAAGAATCTTAAACTGGCCACACTCATGGCCACACTGGCCAATAAAGGCAGCCTGACGCAATGGCGTTGAAATGTCGAATCTTTCAAATGTGGCATTCAGCGCATCGACCCATTCTGGCCCAATGTGCAGCTTTGCCAATTGCTCACTATTGACCATTGACTAGACTCCTCACTTCGTTATATGCGCTGACGCAGGCGTTGAGCTTTGTGATGGCTTTGTCCCCGTCTGCTGCGATGTCGATAAGAGCTGTAATAAGCGCTCGCTCAGATTCGCTTGCATCGGTGTTGCTATTTCCTGGGGCAGTGGTGGCATTTGTGCTGGCTTGTGGACAACTTGGGGCTGGGAGCCGCAGCTTGCCAGTCCTAGCAAGCTCATGCATAGCAGACTGCTTTTTAACAATTTCATCTTGAGCCTTTCTGAGTTTTGTTTCATTGTCAGCCAGTTTAGAAGTCATATTTTTTTCTAATTCTCTGGCCTCTTCATTCTTTTTGGCAATGGCAATCTGCATTTCTTTGTCTCTATCAGACCAGCCAAAGTGATATCCGCCTCGGTATGAACCAAACAAAGCAATGCACACTGCTAGGGCAATGTATGGAATTGGAATGCCAAACATTACTCAGCCTCCTGTCTTGCAGTAGCCAGCTGCTCACGCTCATGGTCATCCTCAAGATGGTCTGGTGGCGTTGTTGGTGGTGGGCCAGGTGTCCAAGATTCATCAAGCTCTGGATTGGTCCAGGTTGGCATCGCTCCAAATGGCTGGCCTGGGATGCCATTAGTGCTTGAAGTGAATCCATGGTTATTGCTGTATCCATGCATTGGCTGGCCATAACCCATCATTGGCTGACACATTGGTTGCTGCATCATGGGTTGTGGTGGCTGTGGACTAAAAGCCTTCGCGCCAGCAGCCACAGCTCTTTTGCTCATCACTCCACCAATGCCGCCAACAATCAGCAAAACAATGTCGTTTAGCATCTTTGTATAAGCCTGGTCAATTGGGGCCATTGATTTGATCGGCTGAGTGACAAAGGTGACTGAATATAAAAGCGCCACCACAATGAAGCAAAGGATCAATGTGACTGCCACCACCACAAAGCCCCAGATTCTGACCTCGATCTCGTCAGGGGTTAGATTTTGCTTCTGGCTGGACATCGTTCACCTTCTTTTCAAGTATTGGTGCGACCAGGTATTCTGGACACTGTTGCGTGAATAAGCACTTAGGCTTCTGGCACTCTTCAGCATGGAAATGGTCAGGGTTTTGGCATTTATACCGATATCGGTCTTCGCAGCCAGTGAGCATGACCAGGACCATTGCAATTAAGTATTTCATGCGTATACATTCACAGAATTAGGTTTTGCCCATTGTGCCTTCAGCTGCTGGTCTCTGATCTGCTTTTGATTCTGGCGATTCAATTGCTCAAGCTCTTTCAGATTCTGCTGCCTGATAACTCTTTGAGCTTCCTTGAGCATTTGACCATTGGCCTGATAAGCAGATATTTTCATTTTCCAAGTCCAATCTTACCAAGCAAAAGATTAACGATTTTGTCTGACAAGTCGTTTGGTAGGTACTTCAGAAAACCTAAAAAATAAAGCGCAATAAGACCATAAACAACAATCCTGAGTGCTAAATCAAATGTTTTCTGATATTCATTCATCGCCCACCACACCTTCTGGTCGTTGCACAAAAATCCATCATTTCATTGACACCGACAAAAACCAAGAATAAAACAAAGAATGTGCCGCCAATGATCATGGCCCATTCTTGCATCTCTTGCTCTTTGGCTTTGGCCTCTTTCTCGGCCTTTTTCAATGCATTTAATTCTTTGGCATCTTCCAGGTCCATCTCTGCCTGGCGTGCTTTGATCTTGTTCCAGACATCAATCTTGCCAGTCTGCATGAAGAGCATTTTCAGCTCTTCCTCAAAAGCTCTGGCCTGCTCCAGGGCCATCTCAATTTGCAAGGCTGCTCCCATATTGGAGCCTTTTTTCTCGCGCTTGGCCTGGAGCATGGCCTTGGTGGCCTGGCTTTTGGCATCAAACATTTTGCCAATCATGGGGGCCAGACCGCCCAAATCATTGGCGACCTTGCTGGCCTTTTTGACCATGCTGATGGCGCTTTGCAGGCCGTTTAGGGCCGTGATTGGATCAATCATTTCCTTTTCTCCCACTTGATGCAGACAACCTTCCGATTGTAGACATCACCCGACCAAATCCACCTGGTGCATCTATATTCGGCAGCTGCTAGTAGGACCAGAGCATAGATCATGGCCAAAACAAAATGATGACAAAAAAGCACCAAATGATGGTGGCAGTCAAAAGAGCCGCAGCGATAAGTGCCACGGCCCAGTCTTTCATAATCCGAATATTTTCTTAACGAATTCGGCAGCCACACCTGGGCCAAGTAAAACGGCCAAAATTGCGGCATAAAGCAAATATTCAATTTTGGTCATGCGTCTGTCACCCTCTTTGAGAGTGTTGGCGATACTGTTATATCGCTCTGCACAAATGGCTTCATGCACCGCCAGGCGCTTGTCTACATCAGCGTCCATGGTCATTCTCAGACAGTAGACTCAACCCAGTCAGGGTTATTTGGCCAAGTAACATTTCCCCTGGCATCAGAAACAGTCGCAGGAAAATCACGCAAAGTCTGACGATATGTTGCCCACTCAGACTTCTTAGGAATGCTGCAATCAGGAATCTGAGTCCAGTCGCAAGCTGTCAACAATGTATTGCGAGTAGCTCTTAGTTTTACCATTGCAGAATCTTTAGCTGCTTGAATTTCTTCAGCACTCAGGCTTTCCACTTGGACAACAGAAACAAATTCACCATCATCATAAGGTGAGCATGAAATCAGCTTCTGGGTGAGTCTGTCATGCGCTTTGAAAGCGTTAACTTTCTTGGCATTGTTGGCAGTCAAGAATTCATCGCTTGGGCCACTTGGTGGAAATGATGTGTTGGCAAACAGTTCACGATAATCGCCAATTGTGATTGGGCTTGTCAATATTGCAATTTGCATGATATTTCCTTAGATTGGGCCTTTGTCAGAGAAAACAGCTGTTGGTGCTGTGAAGTTTGATGTGTACCTGGCATAGCCTTTGGTGATGCGTAGGTCATCTATGTAACCGTTTGTTGGTGTTATGTAATCATTAGTATTGCCGATAACGGTATTCAACGCTGAGTATTGAAATGTTGCAGAACTTGTTTGAGTCGTGCCTTGCTGAATGCCATCAATGAAGAAGTAAAAATTATTTCCGCTTCTGCAAACTGCAACATGATACCAAGTGCCAGTAGTGGGCGTCCAAGTGTTAGACATATCAATAACAATTGACGCGGCGGGTCCACCTGCAAAACGCCATTTTTGAACGGTGTAGTTGTAGACATAAATCCAATCTCCGTCTCCAGACGCACCCGACAATCGTGATGCAACAACGCAATAAGAAGAAGTGTTATTGAAATTTACCCACGCCTCAATGGTGAAATCTGCATTCCCAAAATTTGCCCAGACATTGTTTGCCGCAGAAATACCACCCGAACTACTACCGTCAAATGCCAAAGACCCCGTGCCGTACTTTTTAACGCTGGTGCTGATCTGTGCTGTTCCCACAGTTTCTAAGTCGTTCATCATGGCGTTGTCAAAGATTGCACCATTGGTGTAATTGCACAAAAATGAAGTGTTTGTAATGGCAGTAAGAGGTGCTGTTGGTATTGTGTAAGTTGTCCCCGTATATAGCGCAGTGCCATACAAGAATCTCATGTCAGACACATAGCCTTGAAAATTTTCAGCTGCCCCATCGCCAGCGCAAAGGTAAAGTGTGCCAGTTGGCGACACCCATGTTGATTTGGATGCAGACGCGACCCGTACACCGTTCAGCATCAAATACGCTGAACTACCGCTTCGCACCATTGCGACATGGTTCCATTGGTTAACTGTTACTGCTGTGTTTGATGTCATTAAAACACCCACACCAGACACATCAACATAGGGGTAGCCTGTACTGCCTTCAATTCCAAGTTTTGCGTAATTTGTACGCGCATTTGCAAGAAGAAACTTTGTTGAAGCTATTTGACTCGGATAAACCCAGCACTCAAATGTAAAGTCAGAACCTTGGTTAAAACCAGAATTAGTTGCGGTTAAATAGTCACCGCTACCATCAAAGTATCCTGACCCACCAATCACACTTGTGGAGTAGGCAGTAGAAGTGCCAAATGGGTTGAAGCGTTGAACGCTTGGTGAGCCTGCGACAGTCAATGCAAATGCATTTGTGCTATTGTCAATAAAACGATTTGACTGGAATGTAAGTAATTGAGTTCCAGAGATTGCTGTTAACTGCGTGGTGCTTGGTGTAAAGTTGCTGCTATACACGACTGTATTTGTAATACGAGCATTTGATACAAACCCAAGAACATTGTAAGTAGTTGCACCTGACCCTCCATAGCCGAGGAGTGAATCGACTGTTACAGAGCTGCTATCAGAAATACTGATCCCGACATCAACTCCATTTAAGTACAGTTTTATTACACCGCTTGATCGAACCGCTGCAACATGATTCCAAGTGTTGTATGTGAAGACGCCAGTGGAGGTCACTCCACTGCCACTTGATCTATACCACCCAAATCGACCATCTGGATAAAAATATATCATCTGAACATTGCCAGATGAATAACTAAATAAAATAGATTGAGTGCTTGGGTGAGGGGTTGCAAACACCCATGCTTCCATTGTGAAATCGCTTGCTAATGTTGTGCCTGAAAACTGAAATCCATTTCCATTGGCTGTTCCATTATTTATTGACCAATTAGACACATAAGGTGAAAAAGAACCTTGGGTTGTATTTCCAACACGGGTAATTGTGTAGTTGTTTGTGCTGCTGTCTAAGAATGTATTGTTTTGTGCGCCATTAGTCCCATTACCATGCAACAGCATGGTGACATAGTTAAATTTATCGTCTGGCGTTCCACCAGAGACTGTTGCTGTTTTACCTGATGCAAACATTTATCAGTCCTTATGGTGTGTAGTTTTGGCCGACAGTTGTCCCATACCAGTTTGTGCCATCAGCAAAGAAACTGAAAATGTCTTGCTTTGATGCTGTGCTGGTGATAGTTGGTGCAGTGCCTGCTGGCCACTTCACTGTTGACCAGGTCACTGTGCGTGATCCAGTGCCATCTTGCTTCAAAAGCAAAATGAAAGACTTACCAGCCGTGGCTGTTGGCATTGTGATCGTTGCATTGCCAGTCAATGTCAAAACCTGGAAAGAGCCAGCAGCCAAGCTGATTGTGTAGGCCGTTGATGTGTTGGCCGTATTCACCTCTTCGGTGTAGCCATTTGTAAACACACCAGCTTCAATGGTCTTATTGGTCAGCGTCTCTGTGCCAGTCAATGTGACATCGCCAGCGGCAGCAGCTGCAAAGCTCAATGTTCCAGAACCATTGGTCTTCAAAACATAATTCGCTGTGCTATCACTTGTTGGCAATGTGAATGCTGTTACAAATCCCTGCAAGTTGGAGTCATAGGCCAACACATCAGTGCCAATGGCCAGGCCAAGCGCTGTACGCGCACCTGATGCTGTTGATGCACCAGTGCCACCCTTTGTGACCTTCAGCACTGGACCAGCATCAAACAATGCATCAATGGTGTCTAGGTCGCTGTTTAGCTTTGTTCCCCAGCTGTCAGTAGATGCACCGACCTCTGGTTTGGTCAGCAATAGGTTTGTCGTTGTGGTATCAGCCATTTTTCACCTCATGCGGCAATTTGCCAGGATTCACTATTATCAGCAATTGGCGACCAACTTTCACTGTTGTCGCTAATTGCATTCCATGTTTCTGAATTGTCAGAGATTGGAGTCCAGGTTTCTGAATTATCAGAAATTGCTGTCCAGGTCTCTGGCGTGTCGCTTTCGTCTTCCCATTTTAGACGCGCATTGACCGCCATGGATGACACAGCAGTGAATGACACTGCACCAGGCTGTCTGCGCAATGCACTAATGGCCATCGTGCTTGTGCCACTTACAGCAAAGCCAGAATTGCCAATGATGCTAGTGGACACTGTCAGTGTCGATGTGTCTGTAATGGCAGCAGCGCCAATGGCATATCTTTTGGCTGCAATTGATACTGTGCTGCTGTCGCTGATCGCAATGGCAGCTGATGCATACCTGGTGGCTGCCATGGCCATTGAGCTTGTGTCGCTGATCGTGGCTGATGCAGTTGTCAGCCTATTGGCCGCCACGGCCATGGTGCTTGTGCCAACTATTGAAAAAACACCATCTGATGTCTTATTGGCATTGACTGTCATCGAGCTGGTGTCAGAGATTGCCAGGGCTGTGAATGTGTACCTGGTCGCTGCCACCGACATGGTCGATGTGTCGCTGATGGCCATCGCAGCATTTGAGACCACAGAGGCCCCAATGCTCATGGAGCTGGTGGCCGTGATCGTCACGCTTGGCTCAAATGAGCCTTTTGAATAATTGCCGACCCCGTAGGAGCCGTACCCGTAGCCTACCCTTGGATCAGAGTATTGACCAGCGCCAAAATTCCCCGATCCATAGGCAGCCATATCAAGCCAAAGTGATGCTCAATGAAGTCGCTGGAATACGCAAGACATCGCCATCATTGATGGTGCGTGCTGTGGACAATGGCGCCCAGGCCAAAAGATTGCCACTGGTGCTTGCATCAAAAATTCCAGCCCAGCCAATTGATCCCCAATTGCCACCACTGGCAGCTGCAAACTCAATGGCCGCTGCATTGGTGAATGTCGTGGCCGTGCCAGAGCCGGAAATTGTGCCAGTGGCCACTCGGGCATAACCATTGCCAGTCACCTCAGTGCCACCACCAGTGTCGCTTGGGGCTGCCGTATACAAACCAACATACCAGGCTGTGGGGCGTGTGGCGCTGCTGCCAGTAAAGAGCCAGGTTAAAACTAGGTTTTCGGTGTAATCGCTAAAAGATGACATAACAGTCCTTATCCAAAAGTCTTGGCCCTGGTCAACAATGCACCACCAGAAGATGCACCACGATCATCGGCAGTTTGTGAATCATTCAAAGCACGCTCATACAGCGTGGCCCATGTCTGGATTCTCGCATCATCTTGCAGATATGGAGCAGCCTGGAGAAGCGATCCATACAGATAAATGTCTGGGTTTGATGTCAAAAGCCAGTTGGTCGTGTTGCTGCTTGATAACTTTGCCAACTTTGCGTAATAGGTCAGCTCAGTTGTGTATGTTGCATCAGGTGTCGGAACAATACGAAACTGGCCACCAACCACACCAAAGAATTTTGGCTTGCCACTGGCTGTGTAATTGGCAGCTTCATTGTCAAGCGCATCAATGCTCAAAAACTGCAATGGAGTCTGTGGATTGGTGCTGGTCAATTTGAGAGACTTTGTCTCAAGAAAATCACTTGGCACAGCGCCATATTGCGCATCAAAAGAGGCATTGGCCCGGACAATCATTTGCCTGGTGCGCAGTGTTCTTTCCACTTGTGCTTCAGCCAGGGAAATAAAGTCAGGAATGACAGAAGTCAGGTCCGACCGATTGAGCCAGTCCCCGATTGAAGTCTTCAGTTCTGCATAAGTGCTAAGTGCCATCTTTCGCCTCTTTTTCCATTTCCTCTTTCACAATCCAGGTGTGGTCATGGCGAAATTCAAATGTGCCAATGTGGCCAATTTCCTTTGAGACATCATGGTCGATGTAGATTTTGTAACCAAGCTCTTGAGCTTTCTTACAAAAGAAAACATCTTCACCCATATAGCCCCGTGTGGTCTGCCATGGCATATCAAACCATGGCTCGCTCATTCCCTCAAACACCTCGCGCTTGATGAGCATTATGCCAGTGCCAATGCTTCCCACCTCTTCCAGTCCAGTCGATTCTGGCATGGTGTAGACCGCCTGGCGCTTTCCATTTTCGTCATAGTTCTGAGCTGTCGGGCCAGTAGGCATTCTGCGTCTTGCGCAGTTGGCAGCCACGATTGGCGTGTCATGTTTTAAGAGTCTGCCGACCATGTCTTGGGGGAATGTCATGTCAGAGTCAATGAAAAGAATGTGTGTGCATCCCTCTCGCATTGCATCCAGGCAAAGGTCAGCCCTTTGGTTTTGGATGATTGTGCCTTGCATCAATTTCAGACTGATTGCGTCTTCTGTGTTGAGCGTGTGATAGGCCACCATGTTCACCATGCAATAGGTATATTGTGTGTGTACCTGATCACGGGCGGGCGTGCAGACTGCGATGTAGTTCATACTTTGCCGGGTCTTGTTCTAAAAAATTGATTATCTGAATCGTTGAGCCATTTTTTCATGTATTCCTGGTCATCTATCTTGCCTTCAGCCTTCATCTTGTAATAAAGCGCTTCTGGGATAGATGCTACCAAGTGCCATTCACCAGTCCAGTTAGCCTTCTCATCCACAGCGTTATAGATAGCTTTATTGGCCTCAATTACCGCAGTGACATCTTGCTGGGTCTGGATCGTCACATCACCCGTCTCTGAGTCTTCATGCCAGAAGCGCTTGATGCCTTGCTCTTTGTTTTCGTTAAATAGTCTTTTGTGAATCATTTTAAAAAAAGAGCCAGGTTGCCCTGGCCCTTTCCTTTGCTTCGATTAAGAAGTGATCAAGTCAGCGGCCAAGCCGTGGGCATTCTCAGCCAACACTTTGTGACCCCACTCAACGATCAACATGCGCTTCTCAGCGTCACCAGTCTTAGCCAATTCGACTTGCTGGTAAGGACGCAAGACAGTCATCTTGGCGTAGTCAGGATCAATCACCCATGCATCGCGCTCACGCTGGAAGCGGTTTGCGATAACCTGGACATTACCAAAGTCAGACACATAGATGTCGACAGCACCAACCAAAGTGGCAGGCTTTGCACCACCATCAATGTTGAAGCGGCTTGAAGCGATACCAGAGAATCCTGACACGCGCTGTTTGTTAACAGGACCGCACATCAAAATCTTAGGTGTGCCACCAGCTGTCCATACTTTCTGAATCACATTTTTCAAAATGGTTTCAGTGAATGTGCGCACATTGCCGTCTGTACGGGCGCTGTTTGGCAGCGTTGTGTAAGATGGGTCAGCACCATTGGTTTGCTTATCGGTGTTTGTCTTAACAAACGCGCCCAAAGAGGCAGAAACACGGGCAGTTGTTGAATCACCAGCGACAGCGATGCCGCCATTCAACATGACATATTCCTGGTCACGCTTCAACTCAGAGCCACGCTTGGCGATCTGATAAGCCAATTCACTGCGACGGCCAGCCTTGTTCACAACTTCTTCAGTTGCTGACAAGATGATTGTCTTGCGTGAAATTTGTGCGTAGTTTTGCAAACGCACAGTAGCTGTCACAGAATCAAATGATGAAACATCATCACCCTCAAGCTGCGCATTGGCAGCAGCTGCGGCCAATGTATCAGTCTGCCACTCAAACAAGCTATTGGCCACATTCTCGCGGCCAATGTTGCTCATGTAAGGTGTCTCTTCTGGTGCAATGTTTGTGATCACATTGCTCAAGTCTTCGCGAATACCCTTTGCAGAGTATGTCAAAAATGTATTGCTAACGATAGCCATAATTTCCTCATTTCAATAAAAGTTCAATTGCAGAGGCCGCATCATCGACACGGCCAGTTTTAGCAAGACGCTGCTTTGCGCGTGTAGCCTCAGTTGTTGTCGAAACCCGACCAGCTGCTCCAGGCTTGGCTGGTCGTGGGCCATTGTTCACCACAGGCTTAATGCCTTGGCGTTTACTTACCATCTGGTCATACATTGCTGCTTTACGCAACAACAAGACCAGTCGGTGGTCGTAAACGCTCTTCAAGTCTTCATCGGAAAAGCCTGCTGCCTTCGCAGACTCAATCACCAGCGCCTTTTCGGCCTTTGCCTTCTTGGGGTCTTTCCATTCGGGCAAAGCTGCCAATAAGGCTTCTTGCTGGCTGGCAAGTTGGGCCTCCATGGCACGCTGCTGCTCATACTGAGAAACTTGAGCCAGGCGCTGCTGTTCAGATTGAATAGCAGCCATCTTCTCTTGTCTCTCGCGCATAACTTCCTTTTGCCTCACCCACTCGATTGGGTCTTCCTGATAGAGACGATCCAAATCGACTTGAGGCTCTGAAGACTGAAGTTGGGCTTGCAATGCTCCCAACAATTGAGCATATTGCTCACGCTCGGCCCGGACTGCTTGCGTCTCTTGCTCGACTTGCTTTCGCACTTCGGCAATCTGCTGCGTTTTCCGGGTGTAGTCCTGAGTCCTGGAATAGCCTTTCTGAAGTTCATCCAGCGTGACAGTAACTTCCTTGCCGTCTACTTTGACAGTGAAAGTCTGTGGCTGTTCTTCCTCTTCTTGCTCTTCCTCTTCTTCGGACTGTTCCTCTGAGGTCTCTTCCTCTGGCGCGTCTTCCACACCAGGCTCATCCTCCTCAGAAGCCGCTGTCTCGGTGTCCTCTTCGGACTCCTCGACTTGCTGCGTCTCGTCAAGTTGCGCTTGTCCTTCTTCAGGGGCTAACATTGCCGAGATTGCACTGGCCGCATCGGCCATATTCATTGCTTGTGTTTCTGCCATAGTATTTTCTTAAATTAGATTTTTCTGTGATTTGCTAATCGCATTCTGTGCAATTTTCCCGTTGTCCATAATCTTGATCAACTCTTGCCTCAAACCATCAATGGCCTGGAGCATGCACCATGCTGTTTCGCGCTTCACAGACTCTTCGGGTTTCGATGAACGAAATACCCAAAGTTGGTCATTTTCCAATTTTGCAATTGCTGCATTGAGGGTTTCATCCTCAAGCAGCTGCTTGGCCTTGCGGCCTTTATTTACCTGGTCTTCGTTTGTACTCACTGAGCCATTCCATTAAAGGTTGATGGGGGCATCATCTCAGGCGCTGATGGCTGCGGCTGCTGCACAAACTGTGCTGCTTGCTGCTGGGCCAACAATGCCTGCTGACGCATTGCTTCACGATCAATATTCTGGGCCGCATCAATTTCGGCTGTACTGATCTGTGATTTGTACTTTAACTCAATTTCATACTTTTTGAGATACATATCTTGGGCCATTTTGTCACGGGCCAAATCATCATCCAAAAGCATTTGCTGGCGCTTTAGCTCCAGCTCGGCTGCTTTCTTCTGGATATCGGCCTTGATTGACTCTGCCTGGACCTGGGCCAGCACCTCTTCTGGGGATGGTTTTGGCTGTGGTACTGGTGGCTTGTAGTCGGCAGGGATGTCGTTGAAATAACTCGATGTATCCTTAAAGCCTGACAGTTCAACAATTTTGCGCAATGTATTGCTGAATTGCTGTGGCGTAACCAAAGGATTCTGTGGGCCAAGTTGCTGCAAGATTTGCTCTTGCTTGGCCATGATCATCATCAAAGCCTGCATGCGCTCATTGGTATCGCCATTGCCCAGGGCAATGTTGATGCTGGCATCCATGCTCGAATCCCAGAATCTTGGGTCAATCTGCACCCATTCATTGCGCATGCGCACCATGCGTGCTTTGTCTTGGTGTGTTGTGGCCAAAAACAAAATGCCCTTGAAGAGCTTTTTCATGCCTTCAGCTAGGATTCGAGCTGTCAGCTCAATGCGGCCTTGGCTGGCGCTGATCGTGGCATTCACAGCAGCCTTAGTGCTTGACTGCAATGCATCAGCATTCAGACCCATGGCCGCCTTGCTCATGCCCGTGCGATCTTCCTTGATCTGGTCCATGTATTCCATCATCGGGAATGCAGCCTGGCCAACAAATGGTGTTGTCAAAGGCTGGACCATGCCAGGCGCTCTCATGCGAATGATCGCACCCGTCTCATTGTTCAAGACATCGTCAATGTTGACCTGGCCTTCGACCACTGCTGTGCGTGGGTGAATGCTCTGGGCCAGGCTATCCAATGTGTTGCGGAGAATCTCAGACTTGATCTCTTGTAAATCACGGGTAATGTCAAAAATTGACATCGCCTCCAAGGGGCTGGTGTGTGGCTCTGGGTCACATGGAAAGTCAGCAAATGGAATGTAACTGGCTGGCAGATTGCGCACCACCTTATAGCCACCGCCCATGCAGCAAACTTTTCGCAGCTCGGCAATGCCATCACCATCGTAGTCCACACGGGAATAAGCCTCGATGTACAGCACTCTGCGCATCATTGGATTGGCAGCGTCATTTGTGCCAAATGTCGTACTCAATGGCTGACGCGCCAAATACTCATCATTGCTGTCCAAATCTGTCGTTGACAGATTCTCTTCAATTTCATCCTGGTCATAACCCATGGCCATCAAATCAGCCACTGTGGCCATCTGGCGATGGGCAATGATCGTGGCATCGTCAAACGACCTGGCGCGTCTGTCCAGCAGCAGCTCCTCTGGTGGCACGGCCATGATCCTGATCCGACCATCTTTTGTGATGCGCTTGATCTGCACATCGTGGACCATGGCTGGAGGCATCATCACTGGCTGGCCAGTCATGGGGTCGACAGTGTTGATCTGCAATTCGTCAACTTCTGGGTCTGGATAAGACACCACAATCTTGACCTCAGCACCAGGCTCTTGCATCAGAATTTCAAGGGTTTGATCATCCAGGCCGGTATATTCCTCGATGCGCACTTGCTCATCGTCTTCCCACCAGAATTTTGCAATGCCGCACTTGCGCACCAAGGCATCTTTAAAAATGGCGTAACTGGTCAAAAACCCGTTGTTGTCATTCTGAAAAACATAGTTGGCATAGTCTGTCGCCTGCTGTGCCATCTTCACATCTTCTGGGCCACGGGGTACAAACTCGACTACATTCTCAGAATTGAAAAACACACGCATCAGGCTTGGCAACATGGCCGAGACAGTGTCTCGCACCTCCATGGCCACCACTTTGCTGTTGCCTTCGACCTCATTACCAAATAAATCACCGCGATAGTATTCAGTCCCTTTGGCGCGTGTTGGCGACAGATCACTGTCAACATAGCTCACCGCATCGGTCAGGTCTTGCGTGATGATGCTTTGCAGCTCGGCATCGTCCATTGGCGCTTTGGCTGCAATGTCAGTCGATAAATTTTCAGTGATATTTTGCTCAATCATGGCTTGACCTTTGTTAGAACCACATACATGGAGTCCACAGCCCGTGGCGTGCGAACGATTTGATCTTCTGGCAATTCTAGTGCTTCTCCCAGCTTTGAGAGACGCATTTCAAAGGTAGTCATCTCAAACCGATCTGGCCAGCCCAGATACCAATGCCACTCGGTGTAATACTTCCAGGAATTCTCATTGAATGCCCGGACATGCGTTGGGTCTTGCCAAGCGCCAAGACTTAGTTCGTAAGGCACATGAATCCGCATCTCACCACCAACCTTTAGCAGCTCTTTGCAATTGGTCATGGCATCGACCAGATTTGGAATATGTTCCAGTACATCATTGGCCAGGATCGTCTCAAACATGCCTGGCATGATCTCAAGCTGGCCAAACCTGGTCTCTAGCGTGTCACCCCACTTGACCTTGCTGATGTCCACCAGCCAGTCAGGATTCTTGCTGGCCTGGATATCTGCATTGAGATATTCAGCGCACCAGTCTTTGCCGGATCCTAGATTAAGAATCAAACCAGGCACTCGCATAAGTTGGTCGATTCTCTCTGAGCCATGGCAGCGCATCCTCATGGAGCTTCTGCGCATTAAATCCAATTGTGTTGCTGCCAATATGGTGTACATAGCTGGCGCTTACAAAATGCGAGTAGCCTTTCTCAATCAAGTCCCTACAATGCACATCATCTGAATACCAATTCAGAGGTGGAAACTTTGCCTCTTCAAATGCATCACTTGATATCCATGCAAATATTGGGCTGATCTCTTCGGCCATCTTGATGTGGGCCTCAGACGGGAATTTGTAAAAGTTCAAACGCTCTGGCTGATCAGTGATCCGCACATTCTGACAAGGCCGGGCTGCATCAGTTCTCGATGCCACCCAGCCAGCCTTCACACTGTTCATCGTCTTAATGATGGCCACATCTTCCATCAGTGTCTTCACACTGCTCGGTGTCAGCACAATGTCATCGTTGGCCACAATGCATGAGGACCAGTCTTTCAGCGCTGCCTGGATAACTTCATTGTAGTCATCGCCAAAGTTGCGAGGCTGGCCATAAATCTTGAAGTCAGCCTGGAAATTCTCAATTACCGACTCTGGACCTCGAAGATAGACCGGGCATTCTGGCGCGTACTGCTTTATGGATTCCAGCAGTACAGCCAGGCCATGGCCCTTGACTGTGGCAATGACAATTGGACAAATCACTCTTGCTCGCCCTCTTGCTCACCATCAGATTCACCCGTATTCGGGCCACCGACCACCCATGCGTCACATGTACGGCTGGCTGCACACTTGAAGTCGAAAATCTCACAGTAGCCCAGATCGGCCAACTTGATCGTTCCCCACGGATCAGCCTCATTGCCAATGCCTTGCGCGATGCAGTTCTTGATCTTGTCAGACACATTGAATGCTGCGCAATTGCCGCAAAGACTTTGCTTGGCATCTTCAGTCGACACATCCCACTGGTTTGCCTTCTTAGCCCAAAACGCGCTGTTTGGCAACTTGGGATTCTCAGGACCATAAGCCGCGCTGGTGATTGCCTTGGCGCGATTCTTCAAATTCAATGTAATGTCTTGCGTAGGCATGGGGCAGTTTTCGCCTGCGCTCATGTCTTCGCCATCCTCTTTGTCCATGACCTGTCTCATGGTGCGCTGCATCGTGGCCATTATTTCATTCCCTTCTTAGGCTTGATCTTGGCTTCGGACAAAGCAATGGCAATTGCCTGCTTGGGATTCTTCACAACCTTGCCAGTGCCACCGCTGTGGAGTTTGCCAGCCTTGTACTCACCCATCACTTTGCCGACCTTCTTTTGCGCTTTAGACATTGCCTTCATGGCGATCCCCTTTCATGGTTAGTAAATATCGAATTATGCAACCCGGACCAGGTTTCTGCGCAGTGGCTGAGACCACTTGCTTGAGCTGCTGCTACCATACATCCCGGCAATGGCATCAGACGCAAATGTCAGGACAAAGGCATCAGCCTTGTCAGGGCTTGGCAGACCGCGCCTTCTGATCTCGTCTTTCCCCTCAATCTGAATCTTGCCGTTGCTGGTAAACCCATACCGCACTGTGGCCAACTCAGAGATCAGTACCTCGTCTTTTGGCATCTTGCAATCCCTGGCTTCCAGCCAAGCCCTTGCTCGATACCACAGTTCGGCTTTCAAGTTCCGATAAGTCCCACCCATGGCCGGACTCTCACTCACATTGATACCACGCGCTGGCAGGCCAAGCTCCCGGAGGCGATCCACCACACCAGCGCCAAGGCCAATCGAGTCGACCAATATCTCTTTGGGCTGCTGACTTGGCGCTAGTGCCTGGTACTCGGCCACCACCGCGCCAGTCAGTTGCATCAGGTCCAGATTCTTCCAGGTCTTGATGTTCTCTGTCACGGCATTGCCCTGGCGCTTGCATAAAGCTGATCTGTCTGATCCAAACCTTGCCACATCCAAGCCCCAGATCATGGGCGCGTACTCGCTTGGCGCAACATCCCGGTTGACTGCACTCTCCAAAAGGTCCATCGCAATGACAGTGTCATCGTCACCCTTTGGAAACTCACCCACCACGCGAATCCGGTAGACATTGCTGTCTTCCCCATAGCGCATGGCCATCTCTTTGACATACTCATCACTCACCCTGGGCGAATCGGTACACGCCACCTGGAATGTGGTCCACTCACCAGACAGCCGTGTATGCGTGTCGTAAAAGAATCCAGAGCTTCTGACCGGATTACCCAGCAGCAGCGTCACAGCATTGTGGCCAGACATACTTCCAGCCGCAGCCTCGAACACTTGCTCTGGCACACCAGAAGCCTCATCAGCCACCAGCATCACATTCTCAGAGTGAATCCCCTGCAAAGCCTCTGGCTGCTCGGCCCTGCTTGTCCTGGCTGAAATAAACATCTCAGTCGGGGCAGCATTGAATTCAATCCTCTCTTGCTTAACTGTCAGCAGCCCCTGCAATGGCAAAGGCATGGTGTTGATCCAGCGCTTCAGCTCTGCAAACATCGCGTCATAAAGCTGGCTGCTGGTAGGAGCTGTCACCACTACCTTGACTGGCGACCTGGTCATAAAGTACCAGAGCATGGCCCAGGATGATGCTGTCGATTTCCCCACCCCGTGGCCAGACCGAACGCTTATCTTCCTATCACCACGCGCAATTGCACCAAGAAACTTCACTTGCCATGGGTCAGGGTCTACCCCCAAAACCTCACGCACAAACAGCACCGGGTCAGGCTGATACCTCTCCACCCACAACGCAAATACATTTTCTTTCATGGATGCATCGTCTCATAGATGGCCCAGGCCGAGGGGCTCATCGCAAACTTATATGCATCAAGCTCATCCATTCGCACCAGGATCAAAAGCTGGTAAGTCATGGCCAGGTCAAAGTAGCCACTCTGCACAGCCTCCAGCATCTTGATCCTCAAATCCACCAGGACCACCTCCAGGTGTAGCGCTGTCAACAGATCACTCATTTGTTTTGCCTCACTTGCTTCAGATTCCTTCCCGTCACCCGGTCGGTCCAGCACGATGCACACACCCACTTGGTGGCACTCATCTCCACCCCACCCTCTGGTGGCTTCTCTTTGGCACACTTACTGCACAGCTGCAATTTGTGCGCATGCATGTTTCCATTCAACCGGAGGTGGTTATTTACAAAATTGCTTTTCATCTTTTTTCTTTTCTTCCGGTTTTTCTTTATTCTTATTACCGAATATCTTTTCCCAATTATCCTGATAATCCTTACCAGGTCTTTGACTTGAACCTTTTCCCATAATCACTGAAACCTTTGAATCTTATTATCTTGGTGGATTAACCACCGATTACCTAATAATCGAATAGCCTTAATATATTGTTTCTGATTATGTCGATTGGTATGTTTAGGGACCATATTCGAATTGAATAATCTTCGCACCTTAATAAGCATTTCAGTTTTCATATTATCCCCATGATTAAGTTAATGTCGACCCAGGTGTGCCAGGTCGTTTGCCCATCTGGACTCATTAAGGTGCAGAAGACTTTTCTGTCTCTTTGCTCATCAGTGTCGATGACGATCCATTCCTGGCCATTGATGACCACTGCTGCTTGCTTCGTTTTCATAGCGTTTCAGTGTTGTTAGTGGAATTGACATTTTTGCACAAATTGACTTAATTGTTAACTACCTCAAAATTTTTTTAGGAATTTTTTTTGTAGGTGTTTAGCACCGCCACAGCCGCCCCCTCCAAACCCTGGGCTGGGGGGGTCTCGCGCCCAGGTCGCCAGCCATTGTCCACAGCCATTTCTCCACTTCTATCCACAGATTGCTGTGCATAACTGCATCAGTAACACTAGAGCATTACTTTTTCTGTGGATATTGACTTATCCACTTAACATAATGGTCATTGTATAAAGTGACTGAGTGCTTCGGTATTCACTTCTCATCAAATGTCACACTGCGCTTGCGCAGTGCATCAAGCGCCATGCTGCCCAGGTCAATGTTGACCAATGGCTGCTGCTTGTCGCTGAATTCCTCCGAGAGCTTGCTGGCCAGCCAGCGCCTGGTATCCACGCGCAGCTTGGCCACTTGCGCCTCTTGAGGGCTTGCAGCGTCTGCGATATCGATCGTTTGCTCTGCTAAACTCTGCCCTGCGCGCACACGGGCGCGCGCGTAGGCAGCCATGCGTGCCTCGCCTCCTTTTTCCACCCATCTGTCGAATGTGGTGTTCCCGACCCCCAATAACTTGCACAGTGCGGAGATCGTACCGCCCGATGCAATGAATTCGATCACGGCATCTTCACCACCAAACTTGTGTATCGCTTTATTGGCCAGGCTGACTTCAGCCTTCCTGGCTTGTGCTGCTGCGATGTTTGCAGCGCCCTGGTCGGCAATTTCAGCCAATGTGTTGCGTGCCATTCAGATAATCCTCAATTGTTTTGATTGCTTCGGCAGCTGATCTGGCGACCACTGACCGATAACCTTTTGCATTTAACTGCAAACCCACATCACTTTGCTTGCTTGAAACCTTGCCAGTGTCTGTCTTCATCTCCACAAACAAGCCATAAAACCCGTTTTTGGCCTCCAGGACACACAAATCAGGCATCCCTGCCAGTACACCCTCAGAATGCAGCCTAACGCGCTCTGAAGCCGTTCTATCGCCTCCATTTGGTATCGCTGCAATGATGGTGTCAGGATAAAACGCTCGAATGTGCTGCACCACCTTGACTTGCTCAATGTGTTCAATGCTTTTTCGCTTGCGCTTTATGTCAACCACCATTCCTCGGATTCTACTGCCGAGGGTTTGGCTTGGTACATGTGGCATCGGTGCTTCACATCGGTCGGGAATGCAGCAAGGCCAGTTTTGCCGCACTGATGCTCGGTCCATGTAACTGTTGCCCATCCATTCCTAATCTTTGCCTGGTCAAACATCCATTGCAAAGGTTTGGCATTGACCTTTCTGTGCTTCTCCATCTGGTCTGCTGGCATGGACTGCTTCATGTCGACCATTTCCGCATTAGCGCAGTTTTGGCAGAAAACCCGATCATCTTCAACAAATTCTGTTTCTGTGGATAACATGTGGATAACTTTCTTGTGTGTTGGACCATCAAATGCTCGTTTCTAATACGGAAAGCCCTTAAGGTTTTTTCCGCCTTTCCGGATTAGAAACCGCAATAGCTTCCAAGCCGAGACTGATCTGTGGATAAGTGGGTCTAAAGACCCCACTTATCCAACAATCCCTGCCATTGTCTAATACGGAATTCCGCATTAGTTCCGCATTAGTTCCGCCTTTCCGCATTAGACAAATCATGCGAGTCTGACCCAGCCAGACAGTGGCTCGTTTGGTGCGAACCTGGCAAAGATGGCCGTGCCAATGTGTTTGCGGATATAGCCTGCATCGCTGCCTTTGACGCTGGAAAAGATTTCAGTCCAGTCCAGTTGGTAGTGGTTTTGGAGTTCCTTTGGAATGTTGGGGCGACCTGGCCCTCTGCGCATAATGACATTTGTTTTGTCATTGATGATGGCCTGGACATGGTTGCAGACCTCATCGCACTTGTCCTGGATTCTTTGTTCTCTGGCGCTGTCTTGCATGGACTGTTTGGCTGCCATGCGCTCTTTCTCTGAAGACATGGATGGAATGGCCACCCGGCAGATGATCTCTTGGATGTCGTTGTTAGGCGTTGTCACCAGTTCTGGGAATGTGATGCTGTCGAACCTGATCTCTCTGAAGACTGGCTCGTAGCGCGTTTTTGTCAGCTTGAGGTAGCGTTGATTGTCCTCATCCAGGAATAGCACGCCTGTGAGGGTTGCGTCTCCAGTGAATGCTGATGCACCACGGGCCATTGCGTCTGACTCCTGGCGTGAGACTGCCTTGTTCAAGTGGGTCAGGATACAGACTGGCGCTTTTTGCTGGATGAAGATGGTCTGCTTGATGGCTGCAATGAAGCTGCCGACCTCTGAGTTGTTGTTCTCATCATCAATATCCATGGTCGCATTGGCAGTGTCCAGCACCAATAATGGCCTGATGCCGTTGATGGTGTGTTTCTCAATATTATGTGCAAGCCTGAGTAAATCCTTAACTTCAGACCTTCTGGCATCAATTACCACAAACCAATCGTTTAGATTATTGATTTTGAAATGTTTTGAATATGCGAAAAGAGTCCTGATTATCTGTTCACTGTCTTCAGTGACAATAATCGTTTTTCTTTTTGTCTTGGCATATATCTCGCAGCCTTCCAGATTAAATCCAGCCATGACCATGGACATGGAAAGAATCGCTGTGGTCTTGCCAACACCTGGCTGGCCTGCCAGGACAAAGAAACTGTGAGCCATGAAGCCTTCGATCAAGTAGTCGATGGGCTTGAGATGGGTCAGGTCGAGCTGGAGTTCTGGCCAGGATGGGTCGGTTTGTGCATCGACTGGCGCTTGGGCTTGGCTGATTACTGCTGCAAAGTCTTCAACGGCTGACTTTCTTTCGGCCTGCTTTGTTGGAGCTTCCCAGCCAGCATCTTTGGCGTGCTTGAAGAGTGTTCCGATGCCAACACCTTTGCCCTGGTGAAAGCTCTTCCAATGGGTCTCGATGTCTTTTGTTCCAGCAAACTTCTGGCCAGCCATGGACCATTGCATCCATGGTCCGAGGCCGTTCTCACCAAATTCGGTGTGTAAGGCTTGGCCCAGCTCAATCCACTGATCGTAATCGCAGTCTGGACTGATGAAGTGCAAAGCCTTGATGGCACGATCCAAGTCGCTGTCATCCAGCCTTGAGCCTAATTGGCTGAAGTCAAAGGATTGACTTGGAGCTGTTGGCTTTGGCTCTTGCAGCTGGTGCTGCTCAATGATTCCCCAGTCTTTGAGCAAATCGTAGAGGTCTACGGCCTCGTGGAATTCCCCGGCCACCTGGTTGCCACTGAGTAGCACTGACTTGCCAGCACTGTTTGGCAGGCCGAATACCTCAAGCTCTTGGCCACCACCCAGCTTGTACTTTGGCAGCACCAGGTCTTTTGTTGCTGGCGCTTTGACCCACAAAAAGACATGGCGGCCACGGCCACTGACTGATACTTCGGTCAGCATGTTGTTAGCCTTGACATACTTGGCCATGCGCTGGATGGCCACATTGGTTGGGCCAGATGCGTGCTTCATGTCTACATCCAGGCAGACCAGAAAATCGCCTGATGGACTGATGATGGGGCGCTGCTGGACCAGTCCAAGATATTGGCCATGTGGCGCTTGATCCATGGACCAAATGTCTTCAGCAGTGTAGAGGTCATTTAGGTCGGTGTCCCGTGCCACGCCTTGGCCGCTTCGCTTAAATGGAATCTTTTTGCTGCCTTGCAGGGCAAAGGTACAAAAGACTGCATCAGGTGCGACAGCGCCTATCTTGCAGGCCACAGTCTGCGACTGCAAAAATGTATCGTTTTGGGGTGTTTCAGTTATGATTGGCACTGAAATTCCTTTGGTTTGGTGTTTCATTTTGTAGGTTGCCCTTGAGTTTTGCCCTGGTCAGAGTTTGCGCTTGGACCAGGGCTTTCTTTTTGGACAATGAGGGATGGATTCTATGTCTTAGCCAATGGCCTCCACAATGGGCCTGGCTCTTCGGTGCTTGATGGCTTCATAGACATACTTGATGGCATTCTCAAGCTCTGCAATGGTGCAGACATCTAGCTGTGCATCATGCACTTCCATGCCAGTGTTCATGGCCTGCATCTCTGGCCCGGTGAATAGAAATGAGCCTTTCTGGACACCACGCTTGGCCATGTTGTAGATGGCATCTTGGGCTGCCTTGATCTCTGGAGCGTATTCCTTTCCAAGCGCTGGGTTGATGATGTGCAGCGCCTCGGCCATGTTCATGGCTGCAATAAGAATGTCGACTTTGTTGCGGTCGCCATGGCCTTGTGTGACATCAGTGAGAGCTGAATGGTTTTTGATCTTGAGACTGATGGCTTCACCAGACTCGCTCATGGGTTTGAAGCCATTGATCACCCAGGACACTGGATCAGCAAAGACTTTTCTAGGTCTGTACTTGCTGCGCTTTTTCATTCTTTGGACCTCGCCAGGCTTGGAGCAGCACTCTTCTCACCGACTAGGTCTTCGCTCACTTCTACCCCAAGTTTTAAGACAGCGCTGGGGCTTTTGAGTTCCCAGGCATCTTTGTTGTCTTTGAATGCTTCCATGACCAGGGCTTCGTCTTTCCAGAATTTGGTCTTGCGGCCTGCACGCATGGTCCAGCCTTGGATGGGTTGACCATTGGTCAGTTGCTCTTTGGCAGCAGACTGCACTGCATCGGCCCATGCGCTTACCAGGGCAGCGTTGTTTAGCATCTCTGGTGTGACAGTGGTGTCAGGCTTGAAGTCGCTCCTAGCAGCTTCCTGGACCTTCTCGCGCATGCTTGGGCAAATTGTCTTGGCCTTGCAATATCGGCATGCATCGGGGCTTGGGCTTGTGGGTGCATCGCTTGTCAGCGCCAGTTCGGCTGCGGCTTTGAGTTTGTTGCCATGATCCACCAGGTCTTGGCCAGTGACAGTCCACTTGCTGTGGCCGACACGGGGCTGAAAGATGTGCATGGTGCAAGTGATGCGCTCGGGCGCTTTGAATTGCCTCATAGCGCCCAATGCATAGGTCAGCAGCTGCTTGTTGTCTGTTGCGTCAACGGCCACACGGCCAGTCTTGAGGTCAACGACATGCAAGTGGTCGCCATCGACCAGGACAGCGTCAGCAGTGCCGCCAAGCGCTGGGTGCAGGGATTTGAGACCTTCATCCAGGCTCACTTCGATGAGTTTTTTGCGCGGATTTTCGACCAGGTTGTTGACAAAGTCTGCATAAGCCTGGGCCATCGCAATGTGGTCAGGATCAGTTCCGGCTGGTATCTGACCATTGCTAAGAATGATCTCAGAGATTTCATGGATCGCTGTGCCAATGGCAGCGGCTTCGCCTGCTGGCTCATAAGGCATGAGGGACTCAAGCCTGTATGAGCCTGGGCAAGACATGAAGCGGTCTGTGCGCGAGGCTGAGAGTCGGGCGTGTTTTCGTGTGACATGTTGCATGGTTTCTCCGGTTGGTTAAATAATTTGATTCACGACATTGAGCTTTTTCAACACCTTGGCCAGGACATTGTGGTCCAGGGATGCCTTGATGGTCAGAATGTAGATCACTGGTGCAATGCCGTTTTTGGTGATGTTCTCGACCCGGCTTGATGCCTGCTCCAGTGCCGATGTGGACCATGTGCATTCGACAAAGACAATGGTGTCGGCAGCAGAGAGGTCCACGCCTTCAGACATGGCTGCAATGTTGCCGATGATGCATTTGGTCTTGCCTGCCTGGAAAGCCTCAATGGCCATGTCGCGCTTGAGCCTGGTGGTGTCTCCCACCACGATCACGGGCTTGTGGGTCTTAAGTTCATCTTGCAATGCCTGGACCACATCCTTGTGGTGCGCAAAGACCACGACTGGCTCATTGGCCTGGAGCAAATCATCAATGAAGTCGGCTGCATACTGGACCTTGCGCATGCCAGCTTCGCGCATGATTTCGGCCAAGCCTTCAAAGGCCATCAAGGCATTGGGATTGGCCACCAGGGCATCGGCATCAAAGGACTGCTCACGCTTGTCTGTGGGCAGATCAAATGTGATGAGAGAAACTTGCGGCTCTTTGTAATCCTTGAAGATGTCTTCTTTTTTTCTGCGCAGCACATGGGGCTTCATCATGGCTTTCAGCTCTGGCAGATTTGACGCACCTGATGTGTCTAAGCCCCATGGGGCTGACCACATCTTTGCGTACCTGGCTGCAAAGTCAAACCAGCCACCACGGTAAATGCCCAGGCCATGGAGGATTGGCCACAGCTCAATGGGCCTGTTTGGGATGGGCGTGCCAGACAATGCATAAACACAGTCAATCTTTTTCATGGCCAGCATTGCAGCCTTTGTCCTGGCAGCCTTTGGATTCTTAATCCTGTGGCACTCGTCCAAAACCAGAGAGTTATATTTGTCTGCATTTGTTACACCATACTGCAACACATCGTAATTGATGATGGTCACATCGGCACTGTTTGGCTGGCCAGCGTCTTTCTTGCCGTTGATGACATGGACTGAGACATTGGGAGCGAGCTTGTTGAAAGCCGCCTCCCAGACTGTCTTGGCGATGGCCGGGCAAACGATGAGGGCTGGTAGGTTTTCGAGAGCTGCTGCCGCTGTGGGTAGCGTCTTACCAACACGGGGCTGGTCGGCCAGGATGGCCCTTCGCCTGGACAGCAAGAATTGTTTGGCTGCTTGCTGATGGGGGAATAACTGCATGATCGTTTCCTTCGTTTAATTTGTGTGCATCATATCCGATTTGTGCTAAAGTGCAATTTCTGCAAACGCAGAAAACGATAAATCGTTAAACCCTGAAAACCTTAAAAGGAAAAAACCATGTCAACCAGAGTCGTAACCGGAAAAGTTCGTTTCTCATATTTCAGTGCATTGACTGCACGCAAGAATGAGATGAACGGCAAAGAAGAGTTCTCCACCCAGGTGCTTGTGCCAAAGACAGACACCGAGACTGTGAACCAATTGAAAGCGGCAGCCAAGGCTGCATTGACTGCCAAGTTCGGAGACAAGATTCCCAAGAATGTGCGCAATCCCTTGCGTGATGGCGACACCGAGACCAAGTCTGATGGCTCACCACTTGGCGCTGAATACGCTGGCCATTACTTTTTCAACACCAAATCGACCACCAAGCCTGGTGCTGTGGATGCCCATGGCCATGACATCATTGGAAACCAAGACATCGTCTCTGGCGACTTTGGCCGTGTGTCTTTGAATGCTTATGCTTATGACCAGGCTGGCAATAAAGGCGTGTCGTATGGTTTGAACAACATCATGTTGCTGGCCAAGGGCGACTCATTAGGTGGTGCAAAGCCATCTGCTGCCAGTGACTTTGGCATTAGCGCCAGCAAGGCAGCACCAGCAGCTGCTGAGTCAGTCGACAGTGACTGGTGATTCTTGAATCAGTTTATTGAGCGCAATGTTCAATTGATTAACTGAAGTCCAGAGTGGCTCAACAGTTCCAGACAGCCATCGGCTGACCTGGGACTGCTGGATGCCAGCCTCCTGGCACACCGCAGCCATGGTGATCTTATGAGCCTTGGCCCTTGCCCTGATAGTGTGAATTGATTCCATGGGCGCATTCTAATTGCGGTATATGTATAAAAACAACAGATAAAAATAATTGTTGGTAAATTATTTAATTCTGTCATACTGCGTTACTCCTATCACTTAAACGAAAGAAACCGATGAAACAGAAAATCATTACAGCCCTGATCGAATGGACCTTGGCCATCATCATCTTTGGTGGCATTGGCGTGATGTTGGCTTGGCGCGGGTAAAACATGACTTACAGCCGCACACCTAACTGCCCAAAAGACTTGTTCGAGTTCGTCTGCTCAGTTGAAGATGTCGATCTGGTCTGCTTCCTGGAATACAGCCCAGCCGAAAAAGGCTCGACAGATTCTTATGGCGCTCCTTATGAGCCTGATTTGGAAGAGTCCATGACTCTGAATAACGCATACATTCTCGACACTGATGTGGACATTGCGCACATGCTGCTGCAAAGCCTGGTGGATCACATTGAAGTCTCAGCACTGGAAAAATACAATGACAAATGAATTGCCACCAGCCCTTGAAGCCTGCCTGGACCTGGTCAATGACATGGTCCATCCAGAAGAGTTTGGCCATGCCATCCCTGATGAGCTTAAAACCCGTGCATTCGTTGTCAAAACGATGCTGGAGCGATTAAAAGCACGCACTGAGGCCAGTGATGCCTAGAGGCAACAAACCCCGTGTAGGCCCTGCCATTGAGGCTGCACTCAAAAAGAAAAGCAATCTGTCAGACCTTGACCTGGCCAAGATGTGCTTTTGCGTGCGCAGAAGCGCTGCCAGGATTCTTTTTGAGTTGCACCTCAAAGACATGGTCCACATCTCTGGCTACACCAGGGTGAATGCAAATGGCCAGTGGCGGCCATTGTGGTCATGGGGTGAGGGTGAAGACGCTCAAGCGCCTGGTCCAGTGCCAGGTGCGGAGCGCATTCGGAAATATCGGGACAAGATGTCAGCCGATGACAAAGACTTTGGCCTGGCCAGACGCAGGCAGAAAAGACGGGTTGTCAAACGCGACCCTCTGGTGGCCGCGTTTTTTGGGATTACTGACCCTCATAGCCAGTGATCATTGAGCCGATCTGGCCAGATGGTCGGCCACCAATGGCAGCAGCTCTGGCGCGTGATTCGTTCAACTTCTTGATCACTTCAGACAATTGAGCCAATTGCTGTGGATCACGCGACAGCAAAATCTTGCCGATCTCATTACGCACAGCCTCTGGAGTCCTGGTCTGATTCATCAAGTTTGTGGCAGCAGCCACAATGCCTGGCACATTGCCAGCCGATGCTGCCATTGCAGCCTGGCCCAATGGTGCGACATCAAGATCAGCAGTGCCAGCCAAACGCGCAGCAGTTTGTGAACCACGGCCAGCAGACTCCAGACCTTTCAATCTTGACTCTTTGGCCACGGCAGACGCAAATGCGCGGTAGTCATTGCCAAACACTTCTTTCAGTCTGTCTTGCGTGGCTGGCTCTTTCCACATCTTGAGCAAAGATGTCTGGCCAGCCTCTGTGCCAGTCTTCTGACGCAAAGCCTGCAAAGCGCCAATGCGGAATGCATCGACTTCTGATGGCGAGAATCCTCTCATGGCCTGGCCAAGTTCAAGAATGTCGCCAGTCATTGATTTGCGACCAAGTTCTGCTGCATCCATCATTTGTGATGGCCCAGCCCAGGTCTTCATAGCCATGGTGTATGCAGACTGGCCACCAATCTTTGGCGATTGTGCTTCAAGCACACCGACCAATTGCTGACGCACTGCATCGTATGCATTTGCCTGGGAGTTATTGCCAGTCTTGCGCAAAGCCTGTGAGCTGTCATACAAAGATTGTTTGAGTGTGTCCAGCACATTCATTGGCACTGGATCGCCAGGCTTTAACTTGGCCAAGTCGATCGTCTGGCCAGTCTTTGTCTTGAACAACAATTCAGCAGAGCCTTGGACAGCCTGAGATTTGTTCAACACATCAGCCAGTGACTCGTCAACTTTCAAAGCTGCTTTGTCAATGGCGTTATAGAACGGGCGAGATTCAGCAAAACGCTGTGCGCTGAAGTCATCGAGCTTTTGCATGAATTGAGCGCCTTGAGTGCCAAGGGTCTCATCAGCAGCAGTCATCAATCGACCAGCTCGGCTTGCCTGGCGTTCCCGGATAGCACGCTCAACAGCCTCAGTCGTTGTGCCAGGCAATGTCGCCTGCACATCGAGTAAATTGCGTGTGGACTTGCCACCCACATCAGCAATGCGAGCCTCTGGGCCTAATTTGGCCAGACGGGCCTGGGCCATGGTCAATGCGCTTGGAGCTAGAGCCTCTGGCACATCACGCATCAAAGACTCTGCCACTTTTTGCTGCGCATAAGTGCCAGCAGATGTTGGAGAAACGCGAGCCATAACCTGGCGGCCACCAGCACCTAAGACGGCCATGGCAGGCTGAGAGACAGCGCCAAGACCACTGCTTATCAATGTGCTTTTTGCAGCATCAGCCAGGATTTCCTGGGCGCTTTGGCCAGTTGACTCACCAATGCCACCAATAAATCCATAGCCTGCACCAGATGCACCAGCCTGGACTGTGCGTTGGCCAAGACCCATGACCTGACCAGCTGCTGGCGCTCCGGCCACATACTGGCCAGCTCGCTGCACAGATGGTGCAATGCGTGGAGCAATTGCCTCAATGGCTGGCATGACTGCCTTGCCTGTTTCTTGAGCAATCTTGCTTGGAATGCCAGCAATCATCATTGGGGCGCTTGCAGCCAGTTTGAGACCAGCCGATGTCCATGGCGCTTCTTTCTCATAAGATTCAGCAGCGCCTCGGAATATGTCACGGCCCATTGTGTAGGCTTCAGACAGTGGCACACCTTTTTGGTATGCCAGCATTGGAGCGCCAAGCACTCCAGCCAATTCATCTGCAAAGCCAAATGTTGGGCCACCAGCAGCACTGGCCAATGCGCGTGTTGTTTTATCTAGTTTTGCCCCAGCCTCATATCCTTTGGATTTGGACTCTGACAAGAATTTCAGAATTTCACTTGGCTTGTATTGATTCTCAAGCGCTGTGGCGACTTGATTTCCAACAGTTGGCATTTGGGCCAGGAATTGGATGATCTCATCATCGCCATAACCAGCCTTTTGAGCTTCTTTGATCTTCTCTTTAATGCCATCCATCATCGACCTCCTGGTGTTCCAAAGATATTACCAAGAGATGGTCGTGCTGCACCACCAGCTCCACCACGCATCACTGATGGGATAGCAGCTGGAGCGCCAAGAGCTGTGCCAAGATTTTTGAATCCATAGGCATCACCAAATTGCTCATATTCTTTGCGCTTTTGGTTATAAGCCTGGCCAGCGGCTGCATACAGTTCATTGGACAAAGTCTTAAAGTCTTCACGCTGTGTGGGCGTGAGTTTCTGGCCACTCATCATGTTGCTGAAATAGCTTTGCAATCTGTCCATACGGCCTGCTGCTGCCATGGCAATGCCAAGCTCAGACTCACGCACGACAGAGCCTGGATCGAGCAATTTCATCACTTTGGTTGCACCAGCCACATCACCAATTGGTGTGCCTTGGCTCAAAGATGAAATGACCTGGCTGTAAGCAGACTTCATGTCGTTGTAGTCTTTGTAGATTGGCTCATTCTTAAATGCACCACCTAGTTTCATTTCATTTTCAAAGCCTTTTTGGCCACCAGTCATGTCAATGACTGGCTTGACATCGACACGGGTTGCAATCTGCTGGCGATACTTTCCAACATTTTCTATGCCTTCTTGGCCAGTTCCAGCCAATGGCTTGCCGCTGATGTATTCAACAGCGCGAATGTCAGGCGACTGTGCCTCGTATGGTGCAGCGCCTTCAGCAATCTTTGTCTGGCCCAGTTTGTTGTACTGCATCATTACAGTTTTGCCATTCATAACGATTGGCTCTGGCTTGCTCCACTCAGACTGCGCTGACGATACTTTTAAAACCTCTGACATGCCTTCTTTTCTAGGCATTCCAGAGATGATGGCACGCTGCTCTGGTGTCAGTGATGCAAAGACTCCTTGTGAGGCAGTTGGTGCTGGCATTTGAGCCGCCAAATCTGCACGCGCTACTGTTGGCCCGACTGGACCAGCAGCAGCCACTGGCGCTGCCAAAGCAGCCTGGGCTGGTGTCAATGCGGCTGGTTGACCTTGGCCAGACAGCATTTGTCTCCAGGCTTCATTAC